GTGTGAGCAATGGTATTATTGGCGACCTGGGAGTGCGTGACCTGATCAACCGTGCTCAGTTGACATTGAGTAACTTGAATGTTCAGGTAACCGCAGGACGTTATTTGATTGAAGGTATTTTGAATCCCAACAACATTGACTCGGCCAACACCAGTTGGGCAGGACTCAACAATGCAGGTGGCGGTTTCCAGCCCAGTTTCTCACAGTTCTCAACTGCGCCACGATACACGTCAGAAGCAACAGGTGGCTTGACATCAGCACCGTTCAACTCCACAGGCGGTATGACACGTTCAGGTGTGAAGGTAACATTTAGTAGTCAGAGAACATTTGCCAACTTGACTCCGGTCAACGTGTCTAGTTCAGGCGCCAATGCCAAGATTACTGTACAGTTGACAGCAGCAGGCACAGCGTATAGCACCACTACCACACAGATCACTGTGCAAGTAGCCGGTGACGGATACGCTGTGGGAGATACTATCAAGATCCTGGGCAATGTGATTGGTGGCTCAACCACTGCCAATGACTTGAACATGACAATTGCAGCTATCACAAGTGAGTTGACCGGAGGCGAGCGTTTGTTTGCGATCCCAATCTCCACAACCAACTCGGGTGTGTTGGACTTGGGCACTGTCAAACAGATTGGTACAAGCAGTATTCCGGGAACAGGAACCTATCCCAACGGACCAGAGGTGCTGGCAGTGCAGATTACTGCACTGTCAACCAACACAACCCCAACTGGAGAAATCCAGGTACAGTTTCAGGAAAGTCAAGCCTAACGTGTCACAAGATCCTGCTCAACCAGCAGGATTTTGCTTTGTACAGCTTCAAGATTGATGGTGCTCCAGAGTCCTGGATGCATGGGTTTGGGCCAGGTGCCAGCGTCTAGCCAGGCATAGCCAAGATGTTCATGATTGAGTCTGGGCGTGAATTCAGTGTCGATCACACACACCCAGGTGTGATATTCAAATGCCTGGTCCGCAGAAGTAAACTTTTCCAAGGGCATCAGACGCAGGTAAGTGGGAAAGAATCCCAGTTCTTCTATGCACTCACGTTCCATGCCGCCCAGCAGTGTTTCGCCAGTTTCAATTTTGCCCCCAGGCAAGCCCCAGGCTCCAGGATGTTTTGTGTCATTACGCAGCAGATACAGATATCTACCAGTGTCTCGGCTGCGGAACCAAACACCCACTGCTTTCAAAGCACAAGACTCCATACTCCGCCGGGATAAACACCTTGATAGCTTTTGACCCAGGCATCACCATTCCACTCGTATTGTATGCCAGTGGTCATGTTGGTAACATACTGTCCAGCAGCAGCACCCGCAGATCTAAACACCACACGCCAGTAGTTGTTGGAATACTGAATAATATCGTTGGCTTCGGCTACTAGTTGTCTACCATTTGCGCCTATCCAGGCCACAGCAGGAGCAGTGTTGTATTCATCACCAGTGGCTTCAGTCAGCAGGTAACGCTGTCCATCCATGGCAGAATCCAAGCCGTCTTGCGGCCCACTGACCAGGGGGTTGATCACAGCGTCAATAGGATCAAGGGTGTTCTGCGGTGTTGTGTCAGTGTCCACATCAAAGATCACAAAGCGATCATCGTTGGGATCCTGTGCAATTGTGCCAATCACTTCTGTGCCATCTTCTTGCAGCAGTCTAAGTTGACTTATGCCTGGGCGCAGCACACCATAGGTGCCAATCACAGCAGCCCACAACAGATTGCTGTCTGCCACAATTTCTGGCGGAGTCAGCGTGTCGTTGCCCGGTTCCTGGGGCAAGCTGACCTGTTGCAGGCATTGTACCTTGTTGCCAATAAGGACCACAGCCCAGTTGAACGGAGTGATCACCTGTCTGGTACCCAACAACAGGTCGTTGTCAGACACTGCATTGTTCAAATCTCCTTGTGCATCGTAGATGCTGGCAATCACACGTTCTACCACGCCCAGTTTCTTGACCTTGGCTGGAGAACTGATCCAGATTGGTATGTTGAATTTGAAAGTCATCATGTCAATGGGATTGTCTGCACCCATTGGTATGCTTCTTGATGTGAACGTGATATCTTCCAATTCCACTACTGTTAGACTGGTCCAGTCAATGTAGTTGTCTGTGCTTTGTATTTCCAGACTGGGATTGAACAAGGTGGAGATTTGTTCAAACATCTGAAACTTTTGATTGGTATTGCTGCTCCAAAAGTCCAGATTGATTCCCATCTTGTATGGCACTGGCATCAGCCGTTCGATTGTGAAAGCATTGCCTTGTGTGGTTTCGTAGCTTTCGGTGTCAGTGTCATAGGTACGTTGACGCACATTGATCTTGCTCACAAAGGTTGGGTCCTGCATTCTGGGTCGATCGTAGTTGAGACTTGAAATATAAAAAGTCATCAAAGGACTGGCTGGCATTGAATTTCTTGAATTCTCCTGCAGGATCACTTGTGCATTGCGACTGGCATCGCCGTAGCGAACTGGCACACGAATTAGAGCAGCCTTGTTTACGCCATCAGTTTCGTTGCCATATTCAATTTGAAAATTGCTGATCATCCGTGTAAACTGCAACAGAAATCTACGGATCTGCGCATCATAAAAAAATTGTTGAATTTTGGTTCCCCTTATCTTCCTGGTGGCCGCGGGTTGGGTGGCAAGAATCCGCCTTGGTCACCGTTGTCTGCACGTGGCTTGAGTATGTCACTCAGGCTCTGTCGACTTGGAATATTGCCAAGGTCGGTTGTGCGCACAGTGTATGTATTGTTCACAAAGCCTGAGCGTTGAGTTTCATTGGTGGGCCCATTGTTCAGATCTGTTCGCACTTTGTCCTCAATCTTGACCCAACGTCGACTATCATAACGAAACAGTCGATTGGGGAAATAATCCAGGCGCAGGCAATAATCACCATCCACAGCCACTGATGGGAAGGCCACGCCGGTTGTGACAGGCAATCCGTTGGGCGGAACACCGTCACCGGTAAGGTAGCCCACAGTGTATCCGTTGGCCACAGGAGTAACATTGGCACCACCTTGTGTGCCGTCCACTGTGGTGCCACTTGATGTGGTCAAACCCTCAGGATTAGCAGGCTGTCCATCAACTGTGGGAAGAATGTAAAACTTCTGGGTGTCATATCCTGACAAGGGTACTTCAACATCAGCCTGTGCCAGAATTGCATCATTGAGCTCGTTGTCTTTGGTTCTGGTACTGAACACATCACTTTGTGTGGGCGGAGTGTACACTTGCCAGTAGGTGGTATTGGTAATGGCTATGTCAGCTGGCACGTTGGTCTTGGCCTGGTAGTACACATCACCTGCATTCACAATGCTGCCAGTGGGATAGTAGTTGCCGTTGTCCCAGATTTGTTCTGTGACCACTGGCTTTTTCAGTATGTCCTTGAATTCTTGGTTGTTGGTCATTGGCGTGGCTTTCACCCGCCAGATATGCGGCAACCAGGTTTGACTCATGCCTTCTGTGGCATAGTCAGCATCTTGCACCACATAGTAGCGAGGCAAAGGCTGCGGAATTTCGTTGTTCAAGGGATGATAATCTTTAAGGTTGGGCACTTCCAGCACGTCACCGTTCATGAGCTTGCGTCCAAATGAATCAATCATGTCGTTGTAGTGGAATGTGATGAACAAGGTGTCATTGTTCAGGAACAGGCCAAATTGGCTTAGATCAAAGTCCACGTCTTGTGCATTGTAGACCCCACGCATGACATAGATGTCCTGATCGTATATTCTGTCGCGGTTTTCCAACAGCAAGAGATCTTGAATATTCAAAGGGCTCAGTGCATCGTAGATTGGTTGAGTAGCGTCTCCGTTGCCGGAAAAAGCTGAATCTTCGCCACCGGTTTGCGGACCCATGTAGCGATGCACGTAGATGTCAAGTCCGCCCACGGTGTAGCGTTCGCTGATGATTCTATCTAGGTATTGGTAATCTCGGGTCCGATTGGGACGCCACATGGAAAGTCTTGGCATAGTGTTGTATTTATGGGCAGGTTGACCAATAATCGAGCAAGTGCTAC